AAGTATCATATGATTATGCTATTATTGCTATGATTATAATTACGATGACTGCTGCACCGATAATTTTGGTTTTCTTGGATGTGTCGTCCCACTTTTCCATTAACCATTCTTTTGCTGATTGGATCATTTGCGTCTCCTCTTCTTGTTTACACCTGCTTCGCTGAGAGCGATAGCTATGGCTTGCTTTTTATTTACCACTTTTTTCTTAGATTTACCAGATTTAAGTTTACCAGACTTAAACTCTCTCATCACTTTGCTGATTTTCTTTTCTTTTTTCATGTAATTTTTTATTTAAGTCTTGTCTTACTTTTTCAAAATAAGGTTCCCAATCTTCGTCTGTGCCTGATTCAAAGTCACCAAACTCTATGCCTTTAACCCACATTCTTTGTTTAGATGTTTTCATAGAATAAACAGGTTCAAACATATCTGTTTTAATTCCATGCTTACTGTCTTCAACAGCAATTAATTGATTGTCTTCCACAACCCAGTGAGTTCCAGAAACTTTTACTCCTTTGTAATCCCAAATATCAACTGGCAGTCCTTGTAGAACAAACTCAACTGTACCACCTCTTGTTTCCATTCCAGGAGTAATAGTTGTAATTTCTTTTGTAGTGCCGTCAGCCATCTCGACCATAGTACCTTTAACAAAACATCTAGACCGACCTTGTGGCCCTCTGTTCCCATCTCCTGGTTTACCAGTACCACCTTTTGGTCCTGCGCCACCTCCTACACCACCACCAAAATTATTTTTGTTTGTGTTTTTATTTTTACCTGCTGTGCTCATAGAGCTGTGAGGTGATTGTCCTTGCCCTGTAAATCCTGATACTTGACCCCCACTAAATGTTCCTGTGCCAGGGCTAGGCTTATTATTTTTATCTCCACCACTATATTGATTAGCTGCATATGTTTCTTTTAAAGTTTGTGCTGCTTCTTCTGCTGCTGCTTCTTCTGCTGCTTTTTGAGCTGCGGCTGCTTCTCTCTCTTCTTTTTCTTTTTTCTGACGCTCCTGAACTTCTTGTGCTGTTTTGAAATTGTGTTCTGCTATTTCATCGTCAATTTGTTTTTGTTTCTGATCAAAACCAAATAAACTGCCAAGTAAACTAATTCCTGACATAATTGGAGAAGTAAATGGCACTTCATCTCCAGGCACTACGCCAGTTTTGAGGTATGGATTAACATTATCGTATACAAGTTTGCCATCTACAAATTTCATAGTAGTTTGGTTAGCTGGATTTGAAAAACTAAGTGGGTTGTCTTGTGGTCTAAACCCTTCCATTCTATCCTCTGGTCCTTTGCTTCCTGTTCCTGCTAAAGTTCCCATTTCTGTAAATCCTGGATCAATAGGATCAGGTTTAACTTCTTGCATTGGATCTACTGGTTCTACAGGCAAAGTTATTTTAGGTGGACCATAATTAGGGCTGCCAAATTGAGTGTAATAATCGAATCCTTGTTGCGCATCCATAAATGGACTATATCCATAGGTTAATCCTGCAGTAAGTGGATCTGCCACTCCTCCAGTGTTATAATTAACACGAATATCATCTCCTAAATCAATTTCTACAGGTCTAGCAAGAGCACTTCTGCCTTGAGTATCTTTACCAAATGTTTCTTCAAATAACTTTTGTTTTAACATTTCAGTTCTTTCTTGAGTAGCACTTGATCTTCCACGATCACTTAAATCTTTACGTAGTCTTGTTTCAGTATCTGTTCTTGCTTCCTCTCCTCTTAGTGCAGGAACTATGAAACGATCTGCATAATATGCAGGGCTCATAAATCTACCCATGTCACGTGCATCTTCTTGTATGAATTCTGCTGTGTCCGCTATTGCATCACCTGCAACATCTCGAATTGGCTCTGTAACGTCATAACCTTGTTTAACTAAGTCTGAAACTATTCTTGCTGATTCTTTAGCTCCTAGGCCCAACATCTCAACAACATCTAATAATGGAGCTCTTACCGCCATTCCTATTTTTACAATTTGAGATAAAGGGTCACTAGGAAGTTCATCGGTAGTAAACATTTCAGGAATTTGGCTAGTTCTTTCAAACAAACCTCCACCTTCTTCAAAACCTATGCGGCCACCATCAGCTTTAAAAGTTGTTGGGTCACCGTCACTTTTAAAATAAGGATCTATAAACTTATCTTTTGCATATAAAAAAGGCAGCTTAAAAACATCTTTAGTATACTCCATTTCGGGGCTTGTCATAAAATCTCCAACAGCGTCTTTAATTGGATCTACATAATTGTAGTAAATACTATTTCTTGCATCCATCATTTTTAGCTCATTCTCTAATTCTGCTTGAGCTTTTTCATATTCATCTATTTCTCCATCACCATCTGAGTCTATAGGAACAGAAAGTTCGTCAACAGAAAACGGGTTTGGATCTTCCATAAAAGAGTTGTACATACCGCCTGCTGTATCTTTAAAAGCTTGATACTTTTCATTTCCCAAATCAGTAAGTTGGTTTTGGATGTATGAATCAATATTAGAAATAAGACCAGGACCTTCTTTTTCATCTGCCCCTGGCACCACGGCATTAGTTATCATGTCTTGTAATGCTTCTTCCTCTTGATCTTCTTTTGACATTAAACCTTTTAGGCTTTCTATGCCGTCAGAAAAAGCAGCAATATTTGATTGATTAGTAGCTTCACGTTCAGCCATCGCATCTAAATATGCAGCTTCAGTAGCGGCTGCATCAGCTCCTACATCTAAAGGAGTGGTTGCACCTGGATTAATGTTAAATACAGGCATCATTCCTTGTCCAAATCTGTTAGTGTAGTCGTTTGCCATTAATTATCCCCTGTTACCACGTTAGCTTTCATTTCTTTTATGCCGTCTTTTGCCAAAGATACAGCTGCTCTTAGCTTAGCATGTTCGTCGTTTTGTTCCAGCTTATCTTCTGCTGTATTTTTAGCTTGTAACATCTTAGCCCTTTCAAGATTTAATTTTTCTTCGTTTTCTTCTCTACGCCCTTGCTCTTCTCTTGCTTTGATGTCTAATTCTCTGTCTTTTAGTTTTAATAATGGATCATTCTCTACCTGATTTAACGTTTCTTTTTCTGCTTTAGAGTAGTCTTCCATAAACTCAGCAATTAACCCAGCTTTACGAGCTTCCATTTGTATTTTTAGTTGTGCCTCCATCTGTTGTAGTTGCTGTAATTGTGGAGGTGGTTGCATCTGTGGGTTTTGTTGCATCTGTTGTATAATAGGCTGCATCTGTTGTTGTGCTTGTTGCATCTGTTGTATCTCTTGTGCAAACTCTATTTCAACTTGTTCTCCTGCCATTAAATTAATATGTTCCATACAGTTTTGTTGTAAAATACCTAATGCCTGTGGATTATTTCTAACAACCATCGTACCCATAAACAATAAGTGCGCTTTCATGTGAGCTTGGTGATCTTGTTTTGGAAAAGCTTGTATCTTTTTACCATTCAACGCTAATACCTTTTCTGTACTAGGATCCATCGCTTGTGGCACTGGTGGCGGCGGTAAAACTAAATCTACATCTTTTACGCCCAACGCTTCGTATAAATGCCTGTATGCATGGTACACATTGTGCAGTTGTGGGTTTGACATTGCGATTTGTAACTCACTTTGCGCAATCGCAATGCGCTGTGTTTGTGAAAAGATGTTTGGATCAGCAACAGGAATAATATCTACCTTTTGATCAAAGTCAGTTTTGTAAATTTGGTTTTGTCCACCTACAACATCGTATGGATAGAACGGTGGTAAGAAAGTTACAAAAACTTTTTCTAATAAACCAAATTCATTCTTCATTGCTGCATAAATTCTTTTGTGAATAGCAGACATGACCCGCGATCCACGTTCCAAGAGCGCAACTGTTGTACCAACAGCCGCTGATTGATTGCCATCACCAACTTGTAGGTCAGCAATGCTCGCGAATCGTTGTCCTGCAGAAACAACTACGCCCATAAGTTGTAATAGTGTGTTGTCCGGACCTTTAAACGGTAAAATCTTAAATGCATCGTCTAATCTTCCACCAGGTGCATCTACGTCACGGAACTCGCCCGGCTGCAACGGTTGAGCTTCGTCTCTGACGCGGATGCCTCGCATCTTGAATCCGGCTGGTAAGTTTGACAAGGTGCCGGCGTCTAATAATTGTCTCAAAGCTGCTGTTGCAGTTCGTGACAGACCACCGATCATGTGAATTAAGCCAAATCCATAGAACCCGAGTCCTGGTAGAAATTTAAAGTGGACGAAATAATCTTTGCGCCTCTTTAACTGGTCTTGTTCATCCCAGTTTTTAGTGATGCTAAGAATTTTCCCTGAACCTTCGTCCAAAGTTACGATGTAAGGAAACTTTATGCCTGTAGATTCGCCGGTTTTAGGGTCAATATCCTCTAAACCTTCGATTTCTAGGTGCATGTGGGCCTCTAAAATGGTGTAAACATCATCATTTTTAGGATCTACGCCCGATAATTCGTCTTTTTTCTCTGTAATTTGATCATTTTCGTAATTTTCGTTGCCTTCTAGGTCAATATCTCGATATAAACCCGCTAATTGGTTCTGAATTAGGTCATTTTTTGTCATTTTGACCTTGTGAATGATGCAATCTGTGTCATCTAGCGATGTAGAAGTGTATGGAACGTATAAATCTTCCGCTGGAACAAATTTTGACACACAACGACCAAGAACTGCATCATAATAAACTTTTTTAAACGTCGATCCTGACAAAGGCAGGTTGAAAAGCATCTGATCAAACTCAGGTTCGTACTCTTTCATCTCAATCATAAGCTGATAGTTCATAAACTCTTTTACACGCTGTGATTGTTTTACCTTGTCGGGTGTTTCCAGTCCTATAATTTGTGTTCTTACAGGACCGCCTGCTGGCATTAACTCTTTATAAGCGAGAGCTTGGAATTGTGTTACAGCTTCGGCAAGCACTGGGTGAGTGGCTCCACTACTGCCTTGGAAGGGTTCTGTTCTATCCTCGTATTTAAAACCAAGTAGATCAAGTCCGTTAACGTAAGTTTGTTCCCAGTCTGATCTAGATGCTCTGCAATCCTCAAAGTTTTTTATAACTTCGTCGGAAATATCGTTAAGAATATCGTCTTCTAGCTCTTCTGCTAGATTTGCCATGTGTCCTTGCTGCATTTGTGGTTGTTGAGGTTCTCCAAAATTAACCACAGCTCCACCGTCCTCAAACATTTCTACGTTTGGTGCTTCTTCTGGCTCTTGTGCCTCTAATTCTACCTCTTCGCTAAACACTTCTTTTTCTAGTTTAGCTTCATCAATTCCTTGATCAGGTATGTTTTTGTCTATTGCCATATTAACTCCTTAGTCCGAATAAATTTCCTAGGCCCCCTATGTTTAACACATTTTGAGATTGAAGACCAGTTTGTG